TGTACCAAGACATTTTCAAACTCTGCTTGCGAATTGAATCAGCCTCCTCGTCCATCTTGTCTACCATGGCAGAAATTTCGTCAGCAGATGATTTTAGGAGGCGTCCGCGAAAAAACTTGCTTGATCAAGCATGACCATTTGTTGATACTTGTGATGGCATTCTGAACATTCAATTTGCAAAGGTTTGATTTCACTGGTTTCACGCAACTGAATAATGTGTTCTTTGATTTGGCCAAACAGTTTTCGATCACAGTTGGACAAAAATTCATGAATGTATTCAGGTTCAGTGACCAGGGCCTGTGGTGTGCGAATAGATGCAATGCTCCACTTGAGTGCATCAATTGTGAGTTCAGTGATTCGCTGCAGACTCTTGTTTAGTTCTGCAATCTTTTGATCGTCAGGAAGATCGCTCTGCTGAACCATTTGAATACTTTTTTGCTGTTCAAACTGCAGATGATTGGTTTCGTTTTGACGGCGATAATCCATGGGATGAAACTGAATTTCTAAATCACCGCGTGTGATACCTTGAGTAAAATCACCTGATTGCAGTGTGTCTAGAATTGATCGGAGATCAGCAGAATACTCGCCTTCGTGACTGCAATTGGGACATGTGGTGCTCAGATCCATGTTGTGGCCGTAGCTGGCAATTCGAATTGCTATCAAAATGGCGTTTAGGTCCACGCCCGGCAGCGACCAGGCATCAACAATGTTGGGAATACAGCTTTGAATCACACTGACCACAGCTTGTCCATTGTACAGTGCGTCAGGTGTTCTGTAGGTAATCTCGTCAATGGCAGTCATGGGATAAACTGGCAATTCAGCATTGGCTGGCATGTTGAGAGAACCCGGCGGCCAAAAATCTCCCCCAGACGGTAGTCGCAAGTAGATTGCAGGTTGTCTGAAAAATTGTTTTAGTGGGTTAGCAGATTGGGTCATAAATCACCTATAAATATACTTCTACTTATGGGTAAAAACACATGGCCGACATAAATCAAGAAACTGAACGACTAGCAGAACTAATGGCCGAAGCCAATCGGCAGATGCAGGATTACGGCCAGATAACCAAGCAAACACAAAATCAGCTGTACGATGCTCAGATGAAATCCAAGTTTGGCATCAACAATGCCACTGCAGCGTTTACTTCTGCAGGAGCAGCAGCAGGTAGTTTAGCCAAAGCAGGCATGTCGGCTGCTAGTGCCATGAATCAAGGGCAAAAAGGTGCCGCTGCATTCAACGGTGCTGTGGATGGCATGGCTGATTCGGCCAAGGCAGCAGCCATTGCACTGGCTCTTATGGTGCCTGGTGGAGCAATAATCAAACTGTTGACTGTTGCTGTAACAGCAGCCATTGGTGGATTAGCTGCTTATACCAAAGCTGCCAACGAGATGGGCGATACCTTGTACAAAGGCTATCAAGGCCTGGCCAAGTCAGGAGCAGCAGGCGCAGACGGCATGACTGGTCTCTACAAAGATGCCAAAAAGCTAGGACTGGGACTAAACGAACTAGATAGCTTGGTGTCACTGGTGGGCGAAAACAGTGCAGATTTTGCTAGATTTGCAGGTTCAGTGTCTGAAGGTCGCAAGCGATTTGCAGAACTAGGCGAGGCCATGAAGCCGCAGCGGGAGGCCATGATTCGAATGGGCATGATGCCCCAAGAAATCAACGAAGGCATGGCAGGGTACTTGCGAACTCAAACACGCCTGGGCAACGCACAAAGCATGACCACTGCTCAGTTGGCACAAGGTGCAAGAGAATATCTTAAAGAACAGGATGCATTGACCAAAATTACAGGTCAATCAGTGAAAGAAACAGAAAAGAAACGCGAAGCTGCCTTGATGGAAGAGCAATTTGCGTCCAAGATACGACAGCTTCAACTCAGTGGCCAAACAGAAGCTGCTGAAAGATTGATGAAACTCAATGACGCTGCCAGCGCAGTGAGTGAAGAAATGGGTCGAGGATTCCGTGCACTGTCTACTGGAAATCTTACCAATGCTGACGCTCAAAAGTTATATCTAAGCACACAAGGTCAAGCATTGACAGATGTCAATGCTGTTATAGGCGGCACCAAAACGCCAATGCAAGCCTTGGACAGCACAGCCAAACGCATAGGCGAAACCAACGACAGAATAGGTGTGAGTCTGGGTCTGTTGGGAGCCAATGACAAAACGTTTATAGCAGTAGGTGAAGCTCGAAAAATACAACTGGCACAAGAGCAAGGATTTGTCAAACAACAAGCCAAGGCCAATACAGATTACGAAAAACGACTAAAAGGCGGGACTGATCCATTGTTGGATGCAACCGCCGAACTACGGGAAGCACAGATCAAGGCCAACGAAGCCAACAACGATTTTATTTTTAAAGGTATAGTTCCTGCCACCGAAGCCATGACTGTACTAGCAGACGCTACTGCAAAAGCAGCAAATCTAATGGATCAATTTACACCTGGTGGCAGCAAGATCACACAAAAAGCTGTTGGTACTGCTGGAGAAACTGTGGGTGCACTTGGTCTAGGAGTTGCGGGTGGCCTTAAAGGTGCTGCTGTGGGTGCCATGCTGGGACCAATCGGTGCAGCAGTTGGAGCATTAATTGGATCAGCAGCAGGTGTTTATCTTGGTGGTGCAGCTGGTAAAAAAATTGGCGAGGTAGGCGCCGCCGCTGCTGGCGTGCCCGAAGCTTCTAACGGTGGATTATTGTCAGGTCCAGACTCAGGCTACATGGCCATGTTGCACGGCAATGAATTGGTGATTCCCGAACACATGCTCAAAGGAGGAATGACCACAGGAGGAGCAGCAGGTGGCGGTGACACCAAGATGCAGGATCTTCACAAAGAAATGCTCAAGGACACAGAAGCCTTGGCAAAAATTACAAATCAAGATCTCATCAGATCAAGAGAATTCACCAGAATCAACCTAAAGCTACTAGATCTCAAAACAGATCTAATGGAAGATGAAATTGAGCTGCTGGAAGAGCAAAACAAAATGCTGGCTGATATAGAAAAAATCTATACAGAAACCATGGGCCCAGAAGCAGCCAAAACAGCAGTAAAAGCATTCAAACAATCAAGGATGATGGGCGGTATGGGCGGTATGGGTAGCATGGGCAGTGCACCAGGGCCTGCAGGTGCTGGCCGCGGCCCTAGCGCTGCGTCAGAAGTAGAAGGTGCTAGAGGTGGTGAGACTACTGCCAGTGCCGCTGATGTTTTGAAATTCACTGGAAAATCAGGTAGTGCTAGTGCGTTTGAAGGTCTAGATGAAAGACTCAAAAAATCAGTAATTCTTGCAGCAGAAGAATACCATGCAGCCACAGGCAACAAAATGCAGATCAACAGTGCCAAACGAGATTCAGCTGATCAGCACCGATTGTGGGAAGAAACAGTTGCTGCTGGCCGCCCGGGGCAAGGCCCGTCAGGCATGGCAGTGGCTAGACCAGGTCACAGCCCGCATGAAAAAGGGCTGGCTGTTGACATTCAGAATTACATGGATTCACAAGCAGTGGCAGCAATGAATCGCCAGGGGTTGAGTCAAAAAGTGCCCGGGGATCCTGTGCACTTTTCTTTTGCTGACGGCGGAATTGCATCTGGTCCAACTTCGGGATATATGGCAGAACTGCACGGCCCAGAAGCTGTGGTTCCGCTACCTGATGGCAAAACAATTCCAGTGCGTACCGAAGGTGGAGAGTTTGGTGATTCTAAATATAAAGAAGACATGGCTGACATGATGAAGCAGTTCAAGACTAGCATGGAAAGCATGATCAATCAAATGAACAATCGGGACCTGGTAACTATAATGGACGAAATGGTTCGAATACAAAAATCCAGCAACAGCATCCAGGAAAAGTTACTACGTGCAACCGCTAACTAACGGTAAATAATACACTATGGCAGATAAAAATTCTCAAGGTTGGAAAAAGTACTTCAAGGTAGCAGACACCTCTGGACAACTGAGCCCTATATCAGGCAAAAATCAGTACGGTCTGGATGGCTACCCCAAAAATGATGGTACCAACAGTGTGGCTCAGGCAGACTTTGTGTTCCGCAACTATGCCAGCCGATTGCCAGAAGTATACTCAGGTCACCCCAATCGTATTGAACGCTACAATCAGTACGAAAACATGGACATGGATAGTGAAATCAATGCCTGTCTGGATATCATTGCAGAGTTTTCAACACAGTTGAACCAGTCTAACGGCACACCATTTGACATAAACTACAACGACACACCCACTGATCACGAGATCAGCATTATCAAAAAACAACTGCAGCAGTGGGTCAAGCTGAACAAACTGGACCAACGTGCATTTAAACTGTTCCGCAACACCATCAAGTATGGCGATCAGATCTTTGTGCGTGATCCTGAAACATTTGAAATGATGTGGGTGGACATGAGCAAAGTGGCCCGAGTGATTGTGAATGAATCAGAAGGCAAACGTCCGGAACAGTATGTGATTCGCGACATCAATCCCAACTTTCAAAACATGACTGTGGCAGCCAAGACCACCACAGACTACATGACCAACCCTTCAACTGGCAGCATCTCAGGTGCTTCAAACTACAGCATGCCCAATGGCGGCTCTGGTGGCGGAGTGGGCAACAGCAGATTTACACAAGCACAAAATGAAGTGTGCTTGGATGCCAAGCATGTGGTGCACATGAGTCTCAACGAAGGTCTGGATGTGTTCTGGCCATTTGGACGCAGTGTGTTAGAACAAATTTTCATGGTATACAAGCAGAAACAACTGCTGGAAGATGCTGTGTTGATCTATCGTGTGCAACGTGCTCCTGAACGTAGAATTTTCAAGATTGACGTGGGCAACATGCCCAGCCACTTGGCCATGGCATTTGTGGAACGTGTCAAAAACGAAATGCATCAGCGGCGCATTCCTACCACGTCAGGTGGCGGAAACAATATGATGGACAGCAGTTACAATCCACTCAGCATCAACGAAGACTACTTTTTCCCCCAGGGTCAAGACGGCCGTGGATCAAGTGTGGAAACACTGCCAGGTGGACAAAACCTGGGCGAAATTGACGACTTGAAGTATTTCAACAACAAAATGGCTCGTGGTCTGCGTGTGCCCAGTAGTTATTTGCCCACAGGACCTGATGACTCAGACCGTGTGACCAGCGACGGCAAAGTAGGCACAGCCTTGATTCAAGAGTATCGTTTCAACCAATACTGCGAGAGACTGCAAGCACTTATTGCACAAAAACTAGACGACGAATTCAAAATGTTCTTGAAGTGGCGCGGATTCAACATTGATTCAGGACTGTTTAGCCTGCGTTTTAACCCGCCACAGAACTTTGCCAGCTATCGTCAGAGCGAACTAGACAACACTCGTATTCAGGCATTTCAAGGACTAGAGCCTTTGCCATACATGAGCAAGCGATTCTTGCTGGAGCGTTTCTTGGGCTTGACCGAAGAAGAAATGCAGAAAAATGAAAAACTCTGGCGTGAAGAACGTGACAATCCTGACATGCAGCCAGCACAAGGTGCGGATCTACGAAGTGTGGGTATCACACCAGGTAACTTGGAAACTGACATTGGTACAGGTGAAGAAATTGCAGCAATGGAGCCAGCGGGCGGACTTGACATGACTGCACCTGTTGCCGCCCCTGGACAGGCTCCTGCACCAGGTGGCACGCCTGGCGGCGCAACCGCCCCAGCCGCATAAATAACCGTATGATACTGCAAGAATTTTTCAACAAAGAGCCCGAAGCATATCAGGACCTGAAGCAAGACAACAGTCAGCCGCAACTGGGTGATCTGCGAAAAACTCACTTGACCTTACGGCAACTCAACAAGCTGCGAATGATGAATGACATTCGTCAAGTAGAGTATAAAGAAAAACTCAAATTGGTGCGTCAGCAGTATGCACCGCCTGCACAACCTGCAATGTAAAAATTGTCAATCTTGACAATTTATCGGCATTTTCCTATCTAAAAGCACCAAGTTTTTAACTCCTGTGTAAATAACATTACACTTTACCTATAGGAGTTTTCTTATGAACCAATTTGAACAATTGATCGAATACGTGATCAATGATGACGAGCAAAAAGCTCGCGAACTTTTCCACGACATCGTTGTGGGCAAAAGCCGCGAGATTTATGAAAGCCTAATGGCTGATGAAGAGCTTGAAGAAGCTCAAGACGATGATCTCGACGAAGGCGCAATGGGCGGCGACGCTGCTGACGAATTAATCGACAACGTTGAAGCTGAAGAACAAGACGACATGAGCATGGAAGCTGAAGGCGACAACATGGACAGCGACATGGACAGCGACATGGATGGCAACGATCACCACAGCGATGTTGGCGGCGACGAAGGCCTTGAAGACCGCGTGATGGATCTAGAAGACAAGTTGGACGAACTCATGGCAGAATTTGAAGACCTCATGGGCGGTAACGACATGGGTGACGGCGACGGTTTTGGTCCTGATGAAGGCGGCGATGCCATTGAAATGGACGACACAGAAGAAATGATGCCAGAAATGGGCAACTACGGCATGATGGAGAATGTGAGTCTTAAAGCAGCCCCAAAGCCAGTGACTGCCGAAGAAGGCGGAGTCAACAAGAAATCCACAGTGGCTGCAAATGCAGGCGCAAAAGGCCCAATTGGCAGCACAGTTAAGCCTGTGAGCACAACTGGTGCTGAAGCACAAGGTCGTGCTGCACCAACTACAAAAGATCTTATTGGCCGAGTAGGTAATACTCCTGCTCAAGGCACCCAGAAGCCCAGCGCTGCTGTCAAGCCCAAAACAGGTCAAGAAGGCGGCGTAAACAACAAGTCGATTGTGCCAGGCAAGCACAACTAAAAAAATGACTTACCTAAAAGAGCAACTTACCTTCCACCAAGCTAACATTCAGGTTCTTGAAGAATCTGATGTCAGCGGGGGTAAGAACCTTTATCTCAAAGGTATTTGTATTGAAGGTAACAAACGCAACGCCAACGACCGGATATATCCCATACACGAGATCACTCGTGCAGTCAACACCATAAACCACCAGATCAAAGAAGGTAATTCAGTCTTAGGTGAAGTGGACCATCCAGATGATTTAAAAATCAACCTTGATCGGGTTTGCCACAGTGTTGATGGTATGTGGATGGACGGTGATGCAGGACACGGCAAACTTAGAATTCTTCCCACTCCCATGGGCGATCTAATCAAGACATTGCTACAATCCGGAGTCAAACTCGGAGTGTCAAGCCGCGGCAGCGGCAACGTTGACGACAGAACAGGACATGTAAGTGACTTTGAAATAGTCACTATAGATGTGGTTGCCCAACCCAGCGCACCGAATGCTTATCCCAAAGCTATCTACGAAGGTATGATGAACATGAAATATGGTCACAGATTACTGGAGATTGCCAAAGATGCTG